CCTTCTAAAAGTGCATCTTTAGTTTCGCTCCAACGACCTTCTAATAATTCTTGTGACATTTAAGTCTCCTTATATTATGTCTTGGATTACAGCCCTGCCAAACGCTTTAGATCGATCACGTTGCTTTCTTGTTCAACTTGATCTGCATCTGGACTGCGGGCAGATTTATCGCCAGTGGCTTCAGATAACGATTCAGTAATTACTTTACGGGCTTTTACTGAGCGATCTTCTAAAACTGCTGGTAGATACTTTTCAAAAGCATTGGACAAACGTGCTGTCTGTACGCTTTCGAGCAAATTACGCATCACTTCTTGTTTTTCCTTGTTCAAAGGAGCAAGCAATTCCTCTAAGGCAGCTTCACGCTGGTTAGATTCTTTAAGGATACGCATTTCGCGTTCTTTGTTTTCGACCAGAACTTTTGCCTTCTGGGCGAATCTGATGGCCTCTGACAGTTTGGCATCTTTGGCAACGATTGTGTCATGCAGTTTACGAACTTCTTGCTTCTCATTTAAATGAGTTGCACCAAATTCACTTGCATACGCTTCAAAAATACGACGACCAAAATTGTTCTCACGAGCAACTTTGATGTCTTCTTTCAACTGACTGAGTTCACCCTTTAGATGTGTGCTAACAGCGTTAGACATCTTCTTGGCACTTTCTGTTACAAAACGTGCTTTGAGTGTTTCTAACTGATGGCGAGCTTCACGCACCAAACGAACTTTAGTGTTGACCACGTCTTGTTTGTCTTGTGCAAATTCTTGAATCTCACGTGCAAGTGCATGAACCACAAACTGTTCTAACTTCTGAACACCTTCTGTGTGCATCTTGCGGTCTTTACGCAATTCGCCAATTTCTTCAGCAAGTTTGGTCACCATAAAGTTGTTGAACTTTACAGCAGACTCTTTCATCTTGCCTTGAAACTTAACGCGATCTTCTGCCAATGACTGCTTTTCAGCTTTCACAGCTTCGATTTCTGCGGTAAGACCATCTGTTACCATACGATCCAGGGCTTCCACCATCACTGTTTTGTCATGCTCATAGCGTTGTGCAAACTCTTCGCGTAGTTCTGCACGTACCTGTTCACGAGCTTCGTTCAACTTGGCTTCCCATGCTTCGGAGATCTGTTGTTGAGCTTCTTCGTTGATAAGGTCGCTATCTAGTAACGGTTTAATAGCATCTAGCATATTATTTCCCTTCAATCTTGAGACCACGTATCAAACGCATTACTTCGTCTTTAACGTATCTCTGTGCTTTGCCGCTCTTGGCCGGGTCTTTGAACATATCTAACAATCGTTGACCACCTTTGTGATTCAAAAGGCCTTCGTAAATTGCTGTGGGATATGCATTTGGAGCACTTGGCTGAGCAACCACATCTACAGTGACTATTTCAAAATCACTGACATGTCCGGTTCTGTCGTCGACATTTCCTGATCCACGACTACTAACCCCTAATTTTACACCCGACTGCAACATGGTCTTGACCAGTTCGCCCATCGGTGTAGGTAATATTTTTAATGTGCCCATTCCAGCTGGGCCATCCATCCACATTTTTTCAATCATGTGACTCACGCGATCCAAATTAATTTTCAAGTCATCTGGGTGATCAACTTCGCCCAATACTGAATGACCAGTTTTAATTTGTTCATTAATGGTGTCAACTGCATTGGCAATTTCACTTACCGGATATACTCGCTCATTGGCGTTGCGAACGCCACCCTCGATACAGATACCCTTTAACTTCATGGTTTTCTGTCCAGAGCCATCCTGGGCTTCCTCAAGCAAGACTTGCGCCTGTGCTTGAGTGAAGCTTAGATGTTCTTGTAGATATCGAGCCATATCTTTGGATTACGCCTTGCCAACTGGTGATTTTGTATTAACACCACTGGCTTGGGTTGTCACAGGTTTTGGAGCAGCAGCTAACTTGGAGTTAGAGCCACCTTTGCCTGGTACGTTTTTAAACTGGCCTGCTTGTGGCAAATCGCCGGTTTTTGGAGCACTACGGCCTTGTGCAGTGTCACCAGTCATTCGAACTGGACTTGCTGCCATGCCCTTAGCACCACTATTAAAAGCAACTACGCTTTTGTTGTTAGCACCGTCATCACCCATTTTTGGAGTAGCAACTTTGTCTAGTGTAACATTTTCCATCATAGACATTTCGTCCATGTCGTCAAACTCAGCTGTGTCTGTATCGTCCATTTCTAATGCGTCGCCGCCATCCATGTCAGATACTGAATCGCCGTTGTCGCCCATCAATGACTCAAATTCAGCCATGAGTTCGTCTAACTTGTCTTCTAAATCAACTACGCGATCTTCAATATCGCCTTTGTCGTCATGATCTTGTTCCATGTCGTGTGTGAGTTCTTCGCCGTCTTCTTCAGCAGCATTGTCAAATTCAGACTCTTCGTCTTCTTCTTCCATCATGCCTTGTTCTTCGGTTTCAACGTCGCGGATCAAGTCGTCACTGGCGTCGCCGCCCATGTCTTCGTGCATTTCGTCGTATTCAATGTCTTTGGCAACTTTACGACCGGCTTTTTCAGCATGGTCATCACGTTCTGCATCAGACTCTTCGTCCAACTCTTCTTCTTCCTCGTTCATCAAGTTTTCGTAGATTTCACGGGATTTTTCTACCACGATGTCGTGGAAAAGCTCTTTGGCTTTGGCTTCTTCATCATTGATCACGTATTCGATCAATTGTTCAAATTTATTAGTCATATATTCCTCCAATAGTGTATGGCTCGTAAGATATTTACTACAGACGAGTAATATTGGTAGTTTTGAGGCAGAAAAGTGAGTATATTTGACTGTTGTATTACAACTAACTATAACAAATTATAGTCAATTATAGTCAATTATAGTCCAGGTGCCGCAGGGGCGGGTGCGTATTGTTTCTTAACGTGTTTGAGTTTTTGTTTGTATTCGTAGCTACGCACATCTTGCATCTGACGCAGTTTGTTGAGCTGGCGCAAAGTCAGCCGTGTTTTGCGCAAATTTCCCAGACGTGGCTGGCTGTTATCTTGACTAAGGTCTTGATAAGCGGCAGGGCTACGTTCGTATATTTCGTTTAGAATCATACTGTATTTATTAAACACTTGGAATAGGAGGAGCGCCAGCAGGAGCTGCTGTTCCGGGCGCAGTGGTAGGTGCTCCGGGCATGCCGCCTTCGGCTCCACCAGGTGGCATACCTGCATTGGCTCCGGCCAGTTCTTGTCCGGTCTGTATGTCACTTTCTAAACCTGCAGGTGTCACTCCAACACTGCGCAGATCTTGTCCTTGTGTGGTTTCTAATTCGGGCTCATCACGCTCTTCTTTCCACAGTTGTTCATTTTCTACCAGTTCTTCTTCGGTCAAGCCTAAGTAACGTTTCATCATAAAACGTTTGCTCATGTAAGGCAACGGCTCAATCTGTGTAAAGGATTGAATACGACTGACATCTAGTTCGCTTTGACGATAGCTGGCAAAGTTCTGTGGTTCACAAAGGCTAATTGTAAACAGGCCTGCGTCAATGTTAAAGCCTCTCCAACGCAGGAACATTTTAAATTCATCATCTAATTTCTGCATGATCAGGCGCTGTAGGCGCATACAGTATTGATTAAAACGATATTCTTGTATCAACGCAGTGCCTACTTTGCCGTCATTTAATGCACGATCTGAGTCGTCTGGACCTGTGGGCAAGTAGCTGCTGGGCACACGCAGACCACGGGCCATTTTGTTGTTAAAGTATTTTAAATCGTCAATTTCGCCTAGATTGGCACCGCCGGGCAAGGTAGTAACATCCGATCCGCGGCTGTCTGCTGACACTGGAAAGAAGTAATCTTCATTGATACTTAACGGATTATAACTGGCATCCATCATGTTGGCACCACCACCGGTGTTGGTAGGAATACGTCGCTGATGCATTTCGTTTTTGACACGCTCAACAAACTGCATGGCCATATGACTGGGCATGTTACCCACGTCAATTTTGAAAATTCTGCGCTCAGGAGCACGTTGCACACGATAGATCAACACTGAATCTTCCAGCAGTTCTTTTTGTTTGAACACTTTGAAAATGTTTTCTAGTATACTTTGTCCAAATGGCCAAAAGTAGTCTAGACCTTCGTTTAGGCTCAGATGCACTACATGTCGTGCATCAATACAGGTTTCATTCATGGCCTGTGTAAATCTGCTGTTGCCCACACCGCCGTTGCCGGTTCCGCCACCTGCGCCACCGCCTCCAGGGCTGCTGTAATTGTTGGTGTTGGTTCCACCACCTAATGCACGGCTTACATAATAATCACTGGTAGTTTTTTGTGCCACACTCATGTTTTGAAAGTTGGGGTTGATATCGCGTATGATATACTGCTCAGGACGCTTGCCTTCGCTTTCATTCACAATAACACGGGCCACTTTGACCATGTCAACCCACATCATTTCAAATGTTTCTGGGTCACGCACAAACACCTGATCGCCATACTTGATGGTGTTGCGGAACAATTTGAATATGCGCTGATCCAGCTTGTTGAGTTTGGTCCACTGTTGCAGTTGTTTTTTAACAATTTCTACTTCGTGATCTGTAGGCTTGTCGGTGAAATTGATGTCAAATGGTGTTCGGTTGTCTTCGTTGACCTGTGTTGAAAACTCAGCAATGATATCCAAACAGGCATTGACTTCACTGTCACAGTCCATGTTCTCATACTGGTTGTAGCGTTCAATTCGGTTGGGATGTCCGCTATACACTTCGGGCAGTCTGCTGGCATAGTTGCGGAAGGCAAAGTCATTGGGTGTTCCGCCTGTGCTGTAGTCACCGCCGGTTTGTTTGGGATATCCGTCTAGGCCAAATTGGTTTTGTCCCGAAATTGGACTCAGTTGGCCGCCAGTGTTTGCAACTTTAAAATATTTTTTCCACCCGGGTTTGCGAGTATTTTGATTGTCTGCCATAGTTGTATATTTACCGTAACTTAGCCTGCTCTCTGTAATAATTTTGTTTCGACACTCAACATGCCTTTCAGGATGCTGATTATTTCGTCCTGCTTGGCCAAGGATTGCGCCAGCATTGCATTGTCGCTGACTGATTGGTTGCTGGGCAACGGACTTGACGCAGGTTTAGATGCCAACTGCTCAGAGGGTTGCACTGCCGCCGTAGTAGAGGTGTAAGGCACATTTGGTCCGGCTATGCCACCTGTTTGAAACACTGTGCCGCCAATAACTGTGCCGCCCTTGGCCAGCATTTGATCTCGATAGCCAATGTTGGTGCCAGCACCGTAGGCCTTTGAATCGGCTGCTGTGAAGTTTTTTTGGTCTTTGCTGATGCCGGCTAGCAGAGTGGCTGCACCTTCAATGCTTTTGAGTCGGTCACCTTGTGGACCGGTTAGGAACTGTTGGCTAGGTTGATTTCCGTTGGCCGCTGTTCCAGTAACTGATTGAAATTGATTTTTGGCATACAAGGCACCTTCGATGCCTTTGGGATCAGTTCGAGCTCGATTCAAGATCGACGCCATGATCATGGCCTGTTCTTGTTGGTTGGCCTGTTTTCCGCCGGCAGCTTCGGCATGTGTGGCTTTGATTAGATCTTCAAATTCTTTGTCACTGATCTTTTTTCCCAGATACTGTTCAGCCGATGCTCGCGATTGATCTGAACTGGCAGCAGCTGGGGCTACTGGGGCTGCTGGGGCAGCACTGCTGGAACTTTTGGAATTTTTAGCAGTGCCGTCAGGATTCCATCCACTGCCGTATTTGCTGTCCCAAATTTGTGCTTTTAACGGATCAGTAGGGCGCGGCTTGACCGAAGCTGTTGACTGCTCCGGGAAAGATTGAGCCATCGAAGTGTTGCTCTTTTGCGCCTGTGTACGAGTGTCTGGTTTGGCGCCAATTTTTTCGTTGACAAAATCGATAAAGTCGGCCATGGCCTCGGTCATTGCCTTAGTGGCTGCGGCAGCCTTGGGCAAGAATGTAAAGCCCATTTTTTGCATGCCAATGTTCATTCTCTGCATGGCTTTTTCGGCATCAACAGTTTTATCTGTTAAATCATCCTGACCTTCAGCCATTTGTTTGTCTTGGCGGGCTCTTACCAGCTGTCCATCAACTATTTGAGCATTGATAAAGTCCGACTGCTGAGCATAATCCATGAAAGCTGAACTGCCTTTGTCTACATATTTGGCGTTGTTTCTGGCTGCATCCGCTGTTTTTTTCATAGCCGCTTGCAATTCTTTTGCGGCTTGAGTTTCGTCTATTTTGCCTTCTTTAACACGATCCAAAATGTCTTGTGCGGCACCGCCTGTGCTGGCCATGAGCTTTTTAGCCGCATCAGTTCCTGCGCCTGACAACAGATCTCTCACACCTTGGCCAGCTTCAGGAGCAATGGACGAAATATTTGTCTGCAATTTCATCAAGGCCTTGGCTTCTTTTTCTTTGCCTTGTGCTATTAAATCATCATAGTTGGCTCGGAAACGGCTTTCGCTCAGTGCAGCATCTTGTTGTTTCTGTATGGCCTCACGGCTCATACCTGTGACTTTTTGCAGTGCGTCAAGCTCAATTGCATAGGCTTTGGTGCCGGCGGCCAATTCGGCATTGCTCTTGCCTTGTGCAAGACCCAGTCTAGTCTGTTGTGTAAT